ATGGCTAAGCGATATGCATCAAGAAAGAGAGTTTATCGTCGAAAAGCTCGTAAACCTATTAAAAGGTTTCGTCGATATCGTGTTAAAGCACGTTCGACAGCTAAACGTTATTACAGGCTTAAGAGGGCTGCTAGGAATTATTCGAAAGTTAAGAAGATTAGAAGGGCTAAAAGGCAATATAAAACGATTTCTGGCAAAGGTGTTAAGAATAAATTGGCTAAGCTCACAATATCAGAATTTATTCAATTGCCTTATTATGATCTTATTAGACTTGCTTCTATGGTTTGTAGTAAAGTTACTCCAGTTGGTTACCCTATTCCTGAGCAAGATGTACGAAATTTCCATGATTTTTATATGTCCAAGTTTCTTTACAAACTGGGTGCTATATTACCTGAGAAGCTTTTTACTGCTTCTAATCCTTTTATTGTTGGATCTGATAATCCTCTTCCTCCTTATTTGTATGGCTATAATCCCATACTTACGCCGGTTACCTGCGGTCAAAAAATGCAAATTTATGCGTCACTTTATTCCAAATTTAAATATGTTGGTATCAAAGTTTCATGGCATCCAAGGAATAGAGCAGTTTCATCATATCTTCCTTCTGAATTCAAATTAAAGTATGATGGTGATGTTTTGTCTATGGCTTCTCTTACAACAGACCCAACTTCAGATGGTGTACCATCAACAATTGCACAGGGAAATGCAATGTTTACTCCTAAGGAACGTTTAAATCAGACAGTAGAGTTGACTAAAACAGAAGCTAATGTATCAGGAAATTATTACATGCATGTTTATTTTGGAAAACAGATTGAATCATCAAAGACATGGGATTTACCGTATTTCCAATGGGTGAAACAACAAAATAATGATTATTATCAACGGGTTAGCCATATGGATAATGATTCTAATAAAGGAAGGGTTAAAGCTGCTCCTTATTATGATTATAATACACTTCTTCCATGTATTGAAAGCAATTCAAAGTTACATAAAGTATATGATATGTCAAAGCCTTTTTCATTCTTTGTTAGGCCAATGGTTATTGATTCATCTACAGTGAAGGAGGCTAATGAGGGTGCTGCATCTAATATTGAAGTTGTAAGTAATGTTCATAAGTTTGAAACATTAACTAAAGGGCTTAAACATCTTGGTTATCGTTCATTTGATCATGCATTAGTACCATCAACAGTAGAAATACCACAAGATAATCAACAACTTGATGAATTTATGAAAAATAGATGGGCTATTAATTCAGATGATGATAACTTTTTCAATCCTACTATGTTTTGGTATTGTTTTACAACATCAGATACTCCACCAGATAGTAGTTATTCTAATTCTACACCATATCAAGCATTACATTTCCCATATTATAATGCACAAATACCTTCAAATACTCCAAATGCAAAAGCTAGAGCAGAGTTGTCAGCACATTTTGGAACGTATAATGATGCTCTTAATCAGTATGGTTATTTTGATGTAACATTCTATACCAAATGGAAGGGAGAGAGGCCTTTGGTCTCGAAATCTTCCTATACTGGTATAGTACCATCAGAAACAGGTGTCACTGGTTTATCAACAATTATTTCTAATTAACTTCTTTCTCTATTAACTCTCTTTCTTATTTTCTTTTTGATAAAACTTTTTCTTTTAAAAATTGAATTAAAAAATGGTAAGTCGGCCTTACTTTAATTCGGACGACGAAGCTTTTTCGTTGTCACTTGTGAAACGATGAAATTTTAGTTGGCTTGTAACAACGGTAAAAGAATAGTGGCATACAAAAAGGAAATATTTTATTACTACAATAAAAAATAAATTAAGGAAAAAATTAAATTAACCAGGGGTTATGAATCCTTCTGGTTCAATTACGCTCCATTCTTCTGGGAACATGCTTTCTTCTTCCATTGGTGCTAATCCCAGATACTTTCTTATTGTATTTTCTAGCTTTAGCTGATCTTGATTCCACAATGGAAAATTGTATATCTGCTCTTCGTCTTCATATGTCAAGCGTCTCGTTAATTGTACTTGCTTATCCCATTCTATAATTTCTCCTTCCTTGTTTACCCATTGGAAAGCTTCACTAGGAGATGCTGGACTTGTAACTATTATCACTTTCGGTTGCCATTTTACAAATCCTCCTTTCACTTGTACGATCAGGTTATAGCCATCAAGTAACCTGAGGAGGAAGCTCCATTCTGTAAGCATCGATTTCCTGAAGTCGTCAATGATTGCAACTGGTTGACCTCTATAGCCGTCGAACCATTTAAGTGTTTCATTTGACATCCAGTATTCTCCATTAAAAAATCTTTCTGCTATATCTACAGCTGTCTTTGTCTTTCCTTCCCCTGTTTCTCCTTTAAACCAGAGGATCAATTTCTTTTGGTATTTGTCAGCGGGGGCTTGGACTTGGAATATGTTTCTCAATTTCTCTGCACGGATTATGTCTATAGCTCCTAATACGCCTTCCATAAATAATTCTCTTAAATTTCCGTTTATCATAAGCTCTGCTTTCTCTCTTTTTTCCATCTCTTTCTTTTTTGGTGCGTTCTCTTTGTTTACTTCTGCGAAACTTCCATCTTTTTTAATATAATTAACGATATTTACTAAATTGTTTTGTATCCTTCCAACATGTGGCATTATATTCTCAATAGTCAGTAATTCTTTTCCATTTCTTGTTGATATTACATTCTCACAGCAAATTAAACAATGGTAGTGAACAGTACCCGTTGATGGGGCTACTTCTTTACAGGCAATAGCATATTTTACTCCATATTTGTCTAATCGTTCTGCCAGTTCTGTTATTAAAATTAATTCGCTAAATATTCGTTCTTCTGTGTCCAAGTACGTCAGATACAAATTTTTATTTTGCAGCCTGAGGGTCATTCTAGTATTATTATAAAAATGACCCAGTCAGTCAGTCAACATATATATACGTATCTGACGTGGCTTTAATTGTGGTTAGCATTTTTTGTAGTTTATTTATAGCTTTTGAATTATATTATAATTCATCTCAATGTTAGTTCAAGGCTGTCTCCATCTTGTCTCCTTCATAATTATAT